AAAGCTGGATTATTCATACCAAAAGTATCAACTGTGTAAAGAGAGGCTTTTTCTTGAATGCTATCAAGAATAGCCCAAGTAGAACAGCCCCAAGCACATCCAATCTCTAAAATTCTACCAGATTCTAGTTTCGAAATGTACTTAGATAAATTATCTAGGTGTGTAGGATTATTAAATCCAGCAACATCCATATAGGATTTAGGAGGTGTAGGTATTGTTATCATAGTTTGAAATCCTCAAATCTTTTGCCTGTTTCCGTATTATCAAAGACAGGCGTATCATCTGTTAATGTTTGACCGTCTTCATCCACATCAAACAATCGCATTTTGGAACGATCAACACCAATTACAAAACGTTTGTGATGTGTAGGGTCATTATATCTATTCTTTAATTGTTTGACCATCATTTGATTCATTTGCTCTAGTTCTTCGGTAGAAATAAGAGCAAACATTAGATCTGCTGTAGCGGGTAGTCCAAAAGATTCGGACGTATCTTCAAGCCCAACATCCGAGTTAGAATAACCACTACGAGTCGTTTGCGTTGCAGAGAAGATCGGTAAGTCGTATTCGACCGCAAGACCACGTAACTCTTCAGCAATTGCTTTAATGTAAGTGTAGGAATTGATTGCCCCTCCCATAGCTTTCATTCGTGACGATGCACAAATATTTAAATAATCAATAAAAATAATATCTGGTTGGAATTCTTTCTTTAACTTTAATTCATTTAATAGTCCGCGAAAATGACCAGCATGTGCAGAACCGGTAGGATATTCTTTTACAATTAGTTTGCCAGCAGTCTTCTTAGCTAAATTATAAACCTTTTGAGTAAACATATCTTTTGACATTGTTTCAAGTTGGTCAATTGGAATGTTTAATAGGTTAGCATCGATACGTTCTGCAATACGTTCTTCCGCCATTTCCATTGTAATATAAAGAACGTTCTTGCCATCAACTAACGAGCTAGCAGCCAGATGACACATAAACAAAGATTTACCAACACCAGTTCCAGCAAGACAAATATTAAGAGTCTTATTGGGTACGCCGCCTTTCGTAATCTTGTTAAAGTATTCGAGATCGAACGGAATACGGTCTTCTTCAGTGTGGTAGAAGTCGTATCTTTGTTCTGCATTTTCAACATAATCGTGACCTACATTTGTATCAAATGCTACACCAAGAGCTTTTGAAAGTAAGTCTGGTAATGCACCTTTGGTCAAGCTTTCGTGTTTACCATCAATAATGGTAATCGATTCCATAATTGCATTATGTATCGCACGGTCTTGACACCATTTTTCAGTTGAATCAATTAACCAATCTTGATCAATTTTTTCAATTGCAAAAAGTTGTGGAACAATATCCATTGCCATTTGGAATTGTTCACCTGAAAGGTTTGAATCGTTTAATTCAATACCAAGTGTTTCAGATGTAGGAAGTTTATTATATTTTGCTACGTACTTACCGGCTTCTTTAAAAAGTGTTTTGTATATTCCTTGAAAATAATCTGGTTTGATAAATGGTAAAACTTTTCGCATATACTTTTCATCAGTAAGTAAATTGCGAAGGATTGTTTGTTCAATGTTTGTCTGCAAGTGTACCCTCGGCTCTCATTTGTGCGCGTATTTTTGTTGCTGATATATTATGGACCTTAGCGCCAAGATCATGTTCCGTGAAGGTATAACCAACCCCACGACCATAACTTATATCAATGATGTTTGGTACCTCTATTATAACATAATCTTCATAAAATTTAAACCCCTCTTTTGCTAAACCTTCTTTAATATTTTTCTTTACCGATTCAATATCAAAAGGATTATCATCTTGGCCTGGAACTCTTTCATTAGCCTCTGTGTTGCTAGGAACGTTTCTAATCATAATACAAACTTGCCCGGTCATTGCATGAATTCTTTTAAACAATTCGGTGTGGCCATCATGCCATGGCTGCCATCGTCCTAACATCTGAACAGTAGGTTTTTCCCAATCAAACATCATTATGCACCCCGCAATATATCTTTACTTATATTTTCTATTTCGTCGTCACTAAGAAATTTATCAACTTTATAATCTATTAGTGAAGGTATTTCAAACATATTATTTGTATCCTCAAATCTACCTTTCGAAATGGTGTCAAGCCAAATTACAATGTCTGGATTAAATGCGTCTCTTGTTTTACGGGTAGGGCAGACAAAATCACAGATTACAAATCTATTATTTTGTTTTTCAAAATCGGCAAATGTCCTCATACGATTTGCCTGCCTTACTCTACCTTCAGGAGAGAAGTCCCAGTCGTTCGCCATCTGACGAACTTTGTCTGCATTATACCAAGCACATTCTAAATATTTTTGTAATCTTTCTGATAGCCAAGTCTTTCCTGCCCCTGGTAATCCCATTACTAGTATTTTCATTGATTTCTTTCTTTCATAATAACAGATCCTGTATCCATGCCATCACGTATAATTGCTTCAAGTAGCTCCCCAGCAAATTCTTGTAGATCGGTATTTTCAACTGTAAGAAAATCGTCGGGTGAAAATACAACATGAAAATTAAATGTCATCGTACCTTCTCCAGCTTCATTAAAACTGATAGCACCAAATTTAAGTACGGTTTCAGTAAATTCACCTTCTAAGATTCTAACGTTCCACAGATCCATATCTTCCGGATCTGGAATCAGTTCATAATCTTTCAGTTCAACTAGCGACATCACTTACTTTTCCAATTGAGAATCTCTGTTTAATATAATCACCAAAGCCTTCATCAAAGATTGGTTTCCAAAATTCTTCTTTTAGGGTATCTTTTTCTCGTACTTTTGGTTCAAGTAATTCCCCAGTCTGTTGGCTAACTTGGCAATACCAGCCATTCGACGGCTTAGCCACATATTTACCTTCGAGAGCAACATCAAGAAGACCAGACCACTTTTGTACTCCACCATCCCAAGAAACGCTAATGGGTATTTTAGACTTTTCTTTAACATAACGTGATTTCTCCACATTAATTATAAAATGATAACCTTTGATATCTGCACCAGATTTATCTTGTTGTCTGCCAAGAATCCAAATATTATCTGCACTGTAGTATATACCCGTTCCGCCAGAGACGATAGCCTTGGGGAATAAACCCATCTCCATATAGGTATGGTTAACAGCAATGAGTGGGATATTTTTCATATTGAG